TCGCCGCCTGGCGGGCCGTCCCGGCGCCCCCGCCGAGGACTCCGGTCGAGCCCCCTGCAGACCCCCGCGCCGGCCTCGCTCGGTGGCTGCTCGACCTCATCGGCGACCGCCCCGGCGTGCACCTCGCCGAGCTGTACCCCGCGATGCGCCAACTCCCCGGCCAGCAGGACCGCGACGACGCCGCCCTGCGCACCGCCCTCCGCACCCTCGGCATCCCCGTCGTACGGTCCCTCCGCATCGGCGGAGTCGCCGGCCGCTCAGGGGTCCGCAGAGCAGACGTCGCCGCGCTCCTCTCCCCCACGGAGAGCACCCCCGGAGACCACAGCGGAGACGCAGGTCAGAGCCAGGATTCTCCACTCCTCTCCGTCGTCGGAGAGGAGGTGAAGAGCGCATGAAGAGCCTCGCCGCCCTCGCTGTCCTCGCCTCCGACGACCGCTACGCCACCGTCTGGTGCGCCGCCTGCGGCTGGTGGGTCCCCATCGGCCACGGCTGCCAGGGAGGCAACGGCCGGTAGCGTCCGGACGGCCGGCAGGGGCGACACACTGGGGACATGGAGCCCTTGTACGTCCCCGCCGGCCACATGACCGCCCGGCAGGTCGCCGATACCCTCGGCATCCGACTCACCGGCGTGCGCGACCTCGTCGCCCGCGGCCAGCTCACGCGCGCCGGTGGCAGCCCCCGGCAGCCCTACTACTGCACCGAGGACGTCCTCGCGCTGCTCGCCGCCCGCCAGCCTGCTTGACGCCAGGTCACAGCCGGTGCGACGATCTTTCCGAGGACGTATGCCCGCAGGCCCCCCGCTCACCGAGCGCGGGGCCTGCGGCACGTCCGGCACCCTGGCCCCGTCCCCGCCCACAGAGGCGCCACGGCAGGGCACACCGAGCGGCCGGCCCTCCGGGACGGGCAACCGGCCGCCACCCCCCGGAGGCAGCATGCAGCCCAGCGTCGGCAGCATCGTCCACTACGTCAGCTACGGCACCCCCGGCGGCGAATACGCCCAGCACTGCCGCGCCGCCATCATCATCGAGACCGGCACCTCGGACACCGTTGGCCTCGCCGTCCTCAACCCCACCGGCACCTTCTTCAACCGGGCGGTGCCCTACCACGACGGCGCCGAGACGCCCGGCAACCCGGGCTGCCCCGACCAGGCCGCACACGGGAACCCGTTCCGCTACTGCGCGTGCGGCTGGACCGAAGCGCAGCTCCAGGGCGGCACCTGGCACTGGCCCGAACCCACGGAGGACTGACCATGCCCGCACCGACCATCGGCCGCATCGTCCACTACACGCTCACCGAGGCCGACGCCGCCGCCATCAACAAGCGCCGCACCGGCGCACTCGTTGACCGCGTCGGCAACCACGCCACCGCTGGCGACATCTGCCCGGCCATGATCGTCCGCACCTTCGGCGGCCCCGCCGCGAACCTCCAGGTCGTCCTCGACGGCACGGACTCCTTCTGGGTGACCAGCCGCACTGAGGGCACCGAGCCCGGTACCTGGGCCTGGCCCGAGCGGACCTGACCTACTCGCTGTCGTCCCGCCGCCGCTGCCACGCCCGCTCATCACCCGGACGGATAACCGTCGTCGGGTCAGGCCCGGTCCGACGCTGACGGGCGGTCGCAGCCAGCACCCCCAGCATCACCGCCCCGCAGACCCACGCCAACGGCGTCCAGCCCTGGAGCACGCTCACCAGCAGCAGCACCAGCGCCGCCACGAACACCCCGGCAGCCACATCGCTCCGACCGCGCATGCGGCACCCCCTCTCGTTGATGCAACACCGTACGGCCGAGAGGATGATCACCGTGGCCAGACGCAGAGCCCTGACCGTCTGCTCCGTGCCCGGCTGCCCCACCCTCACCGACACCGGCCGCTGCCCCGAGCACCGCGCCGAGGCCGAGCGGGCCCGCGGCACCGCCCGCCAACGCGGCTACGGACGCCAGCACGAGCAGCGCTTCCGGCCGGCCGTGCTCGCACGAGACCCCGTGTGTGTCCTCTGCCAGAAGGCGCCCGCCGTCCACGCCGACCACTACCCCCTCAGCCGGCGCGAGCTGGTCGCCGCAGGCCTCGACCCGGACGACCCCAGGCACGGCCGGGGCCTCTGCGGGCCCTGCCACAGCCGCCACACCGCCCAGGAGCAGCCCGGAGGCTGGCACAAATGATCATCACGCAGAGTGATCGGTCCCATGATCACCCTGGGGGGTGACCCCCATGATCATCCAGACGGCGGACCGCCGGGGAGGTGGCTCGCCGTGTGTACGGGTCTGGGATGCCCCAGACCGAGCGTCGCTGTGACGCACCGTGACCCCGGCCCGCTGCAACGGCGGGCCCGCTGACGTGCCGCAACGGCACCGAGGGAGTGATCACGATGGGTGGAATGGGACCGGCACCGAAGCCGGCCGGAGAGCGGCGGAGGCGCAACGCCACCGTCGCGACGACGAAGCTCCCCGCGGAGGGCCGGAAGGGCCCCGCGCCGATGTGGCCGCTGCTGGACGACATCACGCTGACCGAGCGGCGCAACACCGCTCAGCGGCAGCTCGATGAGGTGGAGCTCCAGCTGATGGAGCCGGACCTGACGTCCCGGCAGCGGGCGGCGGCGAAGCGGAAGCTCGATGCCGCGCAGACCGCGGTGAACCTGCTCACGGCCCAGCTGGAGGCGCAGCGCCGTGTGGAGGCCGAGCTGTGGGCGGAACTGTGGGCGACGCCTCAGGCCGTGGCGTGGGAGCGGCTGAGGTGGACCCGCGAGGTCGCCCAGTACGTCAGGTGGAAAGCGAAGGCGGAGCAGGGCGACCTTGACGCGTCCAAGGAGGCCCGGCAGCTCGCGGACCGGCTGGGGCTGAACCCTCAGGCCATGCTCCGGCTGCGCTGGGAGGTTGCCGAGGATGAGGTCGCGAAGCGGCGGGAGCGGAAGGCGCCGGCGGCGGCCCGTCGGCGGCTGAAGGTGATTGACCCCGATGTGGCGGGGGGCTGAGTACCCCGGCGAGTTCCCCACGCTGGGCTGGGTCGTTGGCGAGTGGATCGAAGAGTTCTGCGTCATCCCGGACGGCGACCACGCGGGTGAGCCCTACCGGCTGACGGACGAGATGTGGACCTTCCTGGCCCACTTCTACCGTCTGCGGCCGGGAGCTCTGGCCGGCCAGCGGGCGCCCGCGTTCGCCTACCGACGTGCGCAGCTGGTGCGGCCGCAGAAGTGGGGCAAGGGGCCGTTCTCCGCCGCGATCATCTGCGCTGAGGCCGTCGGGCCGGTGCTGTTCGATGGGTGGGACGCGGCTGGTGAGCCGGTCGGTCGGCCGTGGCCGACTCCGTTGATCCAGATCGCGGCGAACTCGGAGGACCAGACCGCCAACGTCTACGCGGCGTTGCAGCCGATGATCGAGCTGGGGTCGCTCGCCGACTTCATTCCGGACACCGGGGACACGCGGATCAACCTGCCGGGCGGCGGTCGGATCGATCCGGTGACGAGCCGGGCCCGGACGAGGCTCGGCCAGCGCGTGACCTTCGTGGTGCAGGACGAGACGGGGTTGTGGACCGTGGCGTCCGGCATGGTGCAGGTCGCCGAGACGCAGCGCCGCGGCCTGGCCGGCATGGGTGGGCGCTCGCTGGAGACCACGAACTCGTGGGACCCGTCCGAGGATTCCGTCGCGCAGCGCACCGCGGAGTCGCGGGTGAAGGACGTGTACCGGGACCACCGGCAGGCAGACCCGCGGCTGGACTACCGGTTGAAGCACGACCGCCGGAAGATCCACCGCGTCGTCTACGGGGACAGCGCCGGCCGCAAGGGCTGGGTTGACCTCGACGCGATCGAGGCCGAGGCAGCCGAGCTGATCGAGAAGGACCAGGCGCAAGCCGAACGGTTCTTCGGCAACCGCATCACGGCCGGCACCGGAACTTGGATCGAGCGGGCGGTGTGGGCCACCCGCGCCGAGCCCCGCGACATCGGCGGTCGGCTTCGGCTGCGGATCGTCCTCGGCTTCGACGGGTCCGACATGGACGACTGGACCGCGCTGCGGGCCGAGACCCTGGACGGCTACCAGTTCACGCCCACGTACGGGCCGGACGCCCGGCCGACGATCTGGAACCCGGCGGAGTGGGACGGCCAGGTGCCGCGGCTGGAGGTCGACGCCGCGGTGTCCGACGTGTTCGAGCGGTACGACGTGGTCCGGATGTACGCGGACCCGCCGTACTGGGAGACGGAAATCGACGTATGGGCTGAGCGCTACGGCGACCGTGTCGTGCGCTGGTACACCAACCGCGTCAGCCAGATGCACGCCGCTGCCGAGCGGCTGGTGACCGACGTGACGAAGGCGGACGCCACCTTCCGGCACGACGGGTGCGAGATGACGACCACGCACGTCGGCAACGCCCGGAAAGCAGCCCGCCCGGGTGGGCGCTACGTGCTTCGGAAGGCTGCGCCGACACAGAAGATCGACGCGGCGGTGACGAGCGTGCTCGCACACGAGGCCGCGGGCGACGCCATCGCGGCCGGCCTCGCGGCCCCGCAGCGGACCTACTACGCCTACACGGCCTGAGGGGGTGCACGTGGCGACGATCGAGCAGGCCCGCCGCCTGGTGGACGTCCTCATGCAGGAGCTGACGGTGCGGGCCAGCGTGGCGATCCGGCACGACGACTACTACCGGGGCAAGCACCCGCTGCGCTTCGCGTCGGAGGAGTTCCAGAAGTACTGCGGAGAGCGGTACGCGGGCTTCTCCGACAACTGGGTGCAGCCGGTTGCCGACTCGCCGGTGGAGCGGTTGACGGTGACCGGGGTGAAGCCAGCCGGCGCGCTGAAGGCCGACAAGGACCTATGGGGGGTGTGGCAGCGCAACGGGCTTGATGCCGACTCGCAGCTCGGGTTCCTCGGGGCCGGGAACGCCGCCAGGTGCTTCGTGCTGGTGTGGGGCGACCCGGACGATGAGGACACGCCCTGCACGACGTTCGAGGACGCGTCATCCTCGGTCGTGATGTACGAGCCGGGGTCGCGCCGGCGGCGCCGCGCGGCGCTCAAGTCCTGGCAAGACGGCTTCCGGGAGTACGCCACCCTGTACCTGCCCGAAGAGGTGTGGAAGTTCGAGCGGCCGCTGTCCAAGGGCAACCCGAAGTCGCCGCAGATGGCGGAGGCGGACGAGGTCGTGCGGGACTGGGAACCCCGCGACACGGGCGACGAGCCGAACCCGCAGCCGAACCCCATGGGCCGGGTGCCGATGGTGGAGCTGCCGAACCGGCCGCTCCTGGCCGCGGACCCGATCTCGGACGTGGCCGGCGTCATCGCGATGCAGGATGCGATCAACCTGCTGTGGATGCAGCTCTTCACGGCCGCGGACTACGCCTCGCTGGCGCAGCGCGTCGTGACCGGCGCCGAACTGCCGAAAGTCCCGGTCCTGGACGCGAACGGTCAGAAGGTCGGCGAGAAGGCCGTCGACCTGAAGAAGTTCATCAAGGACCGGATTCTGTGGCTGGAGAACCCGGACGCGGAGGTCGACTCGTGGCCGGCGGCGAACCTCAGCCCGTTCACCGACGTCATTGAGGTGGCGGTGGGGCATATCGCGGCGCAGACGCGGACTCCGCAGCACTATCTGGTCGGCAAGATGGCCAACCTCAGCGGTGATGCCCTGATCGCGGCTGAGACGGGCCTGGTGAAGCGGGCGCAGGAGAAGCAGCTCTGGTTCGGGCAGGCGCTTCGCGAGGTGTTCGAGCTGATCGCGCTGGCGCGCGGTGAGGACGGCAAGGCCGATGCGCTGCGGGGCGGCAGCATCCTGTGGGCGGACGCCGAGTCCCGGAATATCGCGCAGCTCACGGACAGTCTGCTCAAGCTCCGGCAGATCGGCTTCCCGTTCGAGTTCCTGGCCCTGCGCTTCGGGCTGACGCCGACCGAGGTCGCGGACCTGATGCTGATGCGGGAGCGCGAGGCGGAGATGGACCCGGTCGGGTCGCTGCTCCGCGACAAGACTGGTGCGGGCGGTGGGCCTGCCGGTGGCGAGCCGGGGCCCGGGCCGGTGCCCGATGGCGGGTGACGCGGGGCGGGCCGAGGCGGTCGCCTCGCTCGGTCTCCGGCACCGCCGCCGGCAGGTGCGGCTCGCACTGGGCGCGTCGCGGGCGGCAGCGCGGGAGTGGGGCCGCATGGACCCGGGAAACCTGTCCGGGGCGTGGCAGACGGGGACGGGGCGGCGCGTGCTGGCCGTCGTGGTGGCCGCGCAGCAGGCGTCCGCGCAGGGCGCCACCGACTACGTATCCGAGGCGGTACGGGCGCAGGGGACGGCGCCGGACCCTGCCGGGACGGTCGATGCCGCCGCGTTCGCCGGTATCGCGGCGGACGGCCGGCGCCTCGACACGCTGCTGGCCGAGCCGGTCATCACCGTGAAGACGTCGCTGGCGGGCGGCAGCACGCTGGACGTGGCGCTGGAGCAGGGTCTGGCGAGCCTGCTGCGGATCGTGGAGTCTGAGGTGGCGGACGCCGGGCGGGCTGCGGTCGGTACGGCGATCACGGCGGACCGGAAGGTGTCGGGGTATGTGCGGGTGCTCAGCCCGCCGTCGTGCGCCCGCTGCGTGATCCTCGCCGGGAAGACCTTCCACAGCGCGGTGGCGTTCCAGCGGCACCCGCACTGCGACTGCGTCCACATGCCCACCGTGTACGGGTGGGCGCCGCACCGGACCGACCCGGACGCCTACTTCCACTCCCTGTCGGAGGCGGAGCAGAACCGGGCCTTCGGGCGGGCCGGTGCGCGGGCAATCCGTGACGGCGCCGACATCGGCCAGGTCGTCAACGCCCGCCGCGGCATGTACGCGGTCGGCGACCGCTACGGCCTCACGGCGACCCGCGAGGGCATGACGAAGCGGGGCCTGGCCCGGCAGCGCCTGCGAGCGCTGGAAGGCGCCGGGCGCGCCAAGGGCACGGTGCGCCTGATGCCCGAGTCGATCTACCGGATCGCGGCCGACCGGGACGAGGCGATTCGCCTGCTGTACCGGTACGGCTACCTCTACTGACCTGCCCGCGCCGCAACGGCGGGGCCTGACTCCTGCAACGGGAGCATGCACATGGACATCCGCACCCTGCCCCGTCACGCCCGTACGGGCGTGCTCGCCGTCGGCTGGCGCAAGGCCCGCACCGGCGAGGACCCGGACGAGCTGTACCCAATCTGGCCGATCCGCGGCGGCGACGGCACCGACGACCAGGACGACGAGGACGACGACACCGGTGAGGACGACGCCCAGGACGACGACACCGACACCGGTGAGGACGACCAGGACGACACCGACGACGACGGGGCCGCCGACCTCGGCGACAAGGGCAAGCAGGCCCTCGACCGGATGAAGGCCAAGCTCAAGGCCGAACGGGACCGCCGCAAGGCGGCCGAGACCGAACGCGACCAGCTCAAGACGAGCAAGGCCGGCAGCGACGACAAGGACGCCGACCGTATCCGCAGCGAGGCCGAGAAGGCGGCAACCGCCAAGGCCAACGCCCGGATCGTCCGCAGCGAGGTGCGCGCGGCAGCGGCCGGCAAGCTCGCCGATCCGAAGGACGCGCTCAAGTTCCTCGACCTCGACCAGTTCGAGGTCGACGCGGACGGCCAGATCGATGAGGACGAGATCGCGGACGCGATCGAGCAACTGGTGAAGGACAAGCCGTACCTGGGCGTCGCGGGCAAGCCGCAGCGCTTCCAGGGCACGGGAGACGGCGGTGCCCGCAAGGGGTCCGGCGGTGTGAAGCAGCTCGGCAAGAACGACCTCAAGGGGATGACTGCCGAGCAGATCGAAGAGGCCCGGATCAAGGGCCAGCTCCGCGACTACCTGAACGAATAACGGAAGGGGACCGCCGTGTCCATCAAGCGTTTCAAGCCGGAGATCTGGAGCGCAACGCTCCTGGTCAACTGGCGCAAGGCCCTCGTGTACGGCGGGCCCGGCATGATCAACCGCGACTACGAGGGCGACATCGCCGCCGCCGGCGACACCGTCCGCATCACCTCCATCTCCGACCCGACCGTCAACGACTACGTGCCAAACGTGACCTCGGTCGAGCCGGAAGAGCTGAACGACGCGCAGCGCACGCTGCTCATCGACCAGTCGAAGTACTTCGCCTTCAAGGTGGACGACGTCGACAAGCGGCAGGCCAAGGGCGACGTGATGAGCGAGGCCATGAGCCGCGCCGCGTACAAGCTCGCCGACCAGGTCGACCAGTACCTCGCCAGCTTCTACACCGGTGTGGTCCCGGCGAACGTCATCGGATCGACCGGTGCACCGATCGATACCCACACCACCGCCACGGACGCCTACGACAAGGTGCTCGTGCCGCTGCGTACGAGGCTGACCAAGGCGAACGTCCCCACCCAGGGCCGCTGGGTCGTCGCCTCCCCGGAGTTGATGGCCTCCCTGCTGCTGGACCCGCGCTTCATCAAGGCGAACGAGGCTGGAGACGGCGGCCAGGCCCTGCGCAACGCGGTCGTGGGCCGCGCGGCAGGCTTCAACATCTACGAGTCCAACAACACCCCGAACCCCACTGGGGACACCCAGGTCATCACGGCGGGCACCTCGGCTGCCGTCACCTTCGCCGAGCAGATCTCGGAGACCGAAGCGTTCCGCCCGGAGAAGGGCTTCGGTGACGCCATCAAGGGCCTCGGCGTCTACGGCGGCAAGCTCGTGCGCCCTGACGGCCTGGCCATCGCCTACATCGACCCCGCGTAAGGAGCTGCCGCTATGGCTGACCCGACATACGTTGACCTGGTGGTCAACGGCGACCACACCGTGGCTGCCGGTACCGCGCTGGCCGCCGCCCAGTCCCTGGCGGACGCCGACCCCGAGCTGACGATCCTCGCGGTCGCGAACTCGGACGACGACACCGACCTGACGTTCACCGTGAAGGCCGGCGACAACCCGCCCGCCCGCGCGGCCGGTCAGGGCGACCTCGCCGTGAGCGTCGGCTTCGGGAAGACCGTGTTCATCGGCCCCCTGGAGTCCGGCCGCTTCCTCCAGAACGACGGCAGCCTGTCGTTCACCGCCTCGCCGACGACCGGCACGGTCATCGCCTACCGCGTGAAGAGGGCCTGATGGTCGAGTCGATCCACGTCCAGGGAGAGGGCGGGCACATCATCAAGATGGACCTGCCCCTCCCGAGCCACATCGCACAGCGCCTCAAGAAGGGGCAGATCCGCCGGGTCAACGAGGACGGCAGCCCGTACACGGGGCTGGAGCCCACGGGGGCCGGGCGGGTGCCAGCCCCGGCGGGCGGCCCCGTTCCCGGCCCACCGCTCACCCAGCCCGCCAAGAACGCGCAGAAGGCGGACTGGGTGGGCTGGGCGGTCGTCCAGGGCGCCGACGCCGACGAGGCGGACGCCATGACGAAGGCCGACCTCATCGAGAAGTACGGGACGCCGCAGCCCGGCGAGTGAGGAGGCGGCCGTGACGACCCCCCTCGCAACCATCGAACAGGCCACGGGCTACGGCTACAGCCTGCCGGCGGACACGGCGGAGCAGCTGCTCGCCCGCGCAAGCGTGCGGGTGCGGCGCGCGGCCGAGCAGCCCATCACGCCGTCCGTGGTCACCATCGAGGTCTGCCCCGACTCGCTGACGGTGCAGCTGCCGGCGCCGCCGGTCATCGAGGTGCAGTCGGTCGTCACGGTCGCCGACGACGGCACGACGACGGACCTGACCGGGTGGCGGTGGGACGGCACGTACCTGCTGCTGCCGCACCACTGCCGCGGGCTTCGGCTCCAGGTGACGTACCAGCGCGGGTGGGACCCGGTGCCGGACGGGATCGTGGAGCTGGTGTGCTCAGTGGCCGACCGTCTGGGCAACACCCCGAAGGGCATGGACGTGGGGATCCGGTCGCAGCAGATTGACGACTACCAGGTGACCTACGCCAGCGAGCAGGTGCAGGTGTCCGGGGACCTGCTCCCGGGCGAGCTGGCCGCGTTGCGGCGGGAGCTGGGGCCGGTCCCGGACGTGTGGGTGGTGTCGGCCAGTGGGTGACCTTGACACGCTGCTGGCTCAGGGCCGTGCGGCTCACGAGGCGCTGATGACGGACACGGTGCGCCTGTACCGGCAGGGCCCGGATGTGTTCGACCGGGACACCGGGGAGACCGTGCCGGGCCCGGAGACGACGATCTACGGGCCCGCCGCAGGCAGGGTGAAGCCGTCCACGCTGTCGACGGCGGAGGACGTACAGGCGGCTGAGCGTGAGGTGCTGATTGCCCGGTACGAGGTGGCTCTGCCGTGGTCTGCGGCGCTCCCACAGGGGGTTGCCCGGCCGCTGCCGGGCGACCTGATCGAGGTGGTCGACAGCGGCGACACCCGCCTGGCCGGCCTGACCCTGTGGGTGGTCCTCGCCCAGTACAGCGCGACGGCGACGGCGTGGCGGCTACAGACGGAGGACCGATCGTCATGGGCGGAGTAGACGACCTGCTGGCGGCTGCGCGGGTGTTGGAGCAGGCGGCGGCCGGTGTGCCGGCGGCGCTGCGCGGCGTGGTGTCGAAGGGCGCTGTGAACGTGAAGCGGGACTGGCGGGCGAACGCGAGGGCGTCCTCCGGGCATCACGCCCCGTACTACCCGGCGAGCATCGGCTACGACCTCAGCAGGATCCCGGGCGGGGCGACGGCCACGGTCGGGCCGGACAAGGAGCGCAAGCAGGGCGCGCTCGGCAACCTGCTGGAGTACGGCTCGGTGAAGAACCCGCCGCACAACGACGGCGGAAGGGCGCTGGAGGCTGAGGAGCCGAGGATGGTCGCCGCGGTCGAGGCGGCGGTTGAGCAGCTGACGAGGGACCTGTGACCGCGCCGGCGGTCTTGCCGCATGTGGATGCCGTCCAGGCCGCGCTCGTCGGGGCGGGCCTGGCGGTGGGGCTCGGCGGCGCCCCGGTGCCCGCGGTATCCAAGTACGTGGCGCTGTACCCGGACCCGGGGCAGTCCGTCTCGGAGTCCCTCGCGGATCGCCGCACGGACGTGATGCTGATGGTGCAGGCGACGTGCGTCGGGCCGACCGCCGAGCAGGCGCTGTGGGTGGCGGACAAGGTCCGGTCCGCCCTGGCCGGCGTCCTCACGGTCGACGGCCGGGTGGCGTGGCGCCCCGAAGAACTGGGCGGCCCGCCGGTGAGCCGCGACGACGACGTCACCCCGCCACTGTTCTACGTCCCGATCCAGTTCCAGATCCGCTCCACCACCTAGGAGGCCCCAGTGGCGACCCTCGCAGTCCAGAGCATCGGCTTGGGCGGGCTGAGCCCGTCGTACGCCGCGGCGTCGTCCGGCGGTGACAAGCTCCGGCCGGGCCGCACGACGTTCCTGCACGTGAAGAACGGCGGCGCGGCCAGCGCGACCGTGACCCTGGCGACGCCCGGCACCGTGGGCGGCCTCGCCATCGCGGACCGCGCCGTGACCGTCGCGGCCGGCGGCTCGCAGATGATCCCC